GAAAGCACTGGTATAAAGTAAGGCGTTTTAAAAGAATTGTTTATATAAATTTTTCGAGGGCGTTCGGTAATTACCCCACCAACTAAAGCAGTTATTTCATTAAAATTACTTGTACGACCTGAGTAATAGTTAAAGAAAGTCCTTGCAGTGCTTGTAGCAACAACTGCTCCAACTGTGCCGTTATATTCCTCACGTATCTTTAATTGCACATTGGTTACATAGGCTTCGTTACTTGCAAAGGTTGTTTTGTATGATAGTGTACAATATTCTCTAAGAATTGCACTTACATCAAACACCCCTCTATTATTGTCAGGTCTTGGGAATACTTTTGAAGTGAACACCTTTGTTTGTGTTGCACCAATATTTAACCATACCTCACATACATACTTGTAGTTTAGCTTCGTTACATCAACAGCATTAGCATCATAAACCACATATACAAGTGAGTTATTAATGCTGTTTAAATTTACTGGTATTGTTTCAAAAGTCATTTTGTTAAATTATTTATTAAATCAATTTTAAATGCTGCTCCAAATTCGCTTTTTATTATTACTTCCATTTCGCTTGTGGCATCACTTAAAAAACGTTTTGGCTCTATGCCTTGCCTTTTTATCATATAAGCAGCCGTTATTGCATTTCTGTCATCGGCACTCATTCCCTTATTTTCTCTTTTGCTTATGCCTACTTTTACATTCCTTGCACTTGCTCCTTCCCTTTTTAAATAAGCCTTTACAGATTTAACCATTTCGCCGTTGGGGTCAACTCCTTTAGTTTTAAAGCTATATACACTCCCTCGATTAACAGCCCAACCATTTACCCCAGCATCTACAAAACTTATATAATCTTTAGCTTGTACTTTAATTGTGTATGTAACGCCGTCAAACTCTAATTCAGTTGGCTGTACACTATCTGCTAAAGCACCACTACTTGCAGCGTCTTTTTGATTTAACTTTTCTACAATTAAATTAGCATAATTCGCAGCTAATTGAACCATAGTTTTAGCTGTATCGGTTAGCCTAACTTCTTCAAAACTTTGACTATCTTGACCCAACAAATCAAAGAACCCTTCACTTAATGCCTCGTGTTGTACTTTATTCATTTTACTTCATTAAATAGGCTTCATAATCCTTTTTACTTTTAAGCAAACTTAAAGTATTCAAGGCGTGAATAATATTCAAATCATAGGCTTTCTCTAAAGGGATGCCTTCAAATTCTGCTACTTGCTTTGCACTAAATATCCAGCCATAAGTTTCAACAAATGGATGTGACTTTATTATTGGCTTTTCGATTATTCGCTCTTGTTCTTCGTCAGGAATTTCAAACAATCCTTTGTAACTCATTAACAACACTTGCAGCGAATTAATAAAGTTCACACAATCACTCATTACATAATTGATGTTTGTGTTCAACATTCTTTCTGATTCCTTTAAATGTTTTTTGTTTTTCTTTTTTAATAAAGTAGCTGCTAATAAATGAAGGTTTGGGATGGGGTCTGCTTTTAAAAAGTAAGTTGCCTCAATAAATTGTGCAAGGTTTATCTTAGTTGCGTCTGATTCTAATTTTAACAAGCAATAAAAAGGCTTTTTAAACGTTTGCTTAAACTTTTTTGTAACCTTGTTTATTTTCCTTAGAAATGCTTTTTTGCTCATGGCATCAACCTTTGCATAAGGCAAATTGAATAAGTCCATGACTATAAATGCCATTCGCTCAACTTCATCTTTGATGTTGCTATTGTGTTTGTAAACTATCTGATAATCCCTTACAGTCATGCAATTAGGATGCAAAAAGGGTATTTTGTACGGTTGTTAGTAGTCTTCGGCAAAGTGTATTGAACTTGGTTTTATTGATTTTAAACACTCATAAGCTATGGCTGTTGCCATTACACCGTCATCGTGAAAACCTACTGGAGCGGAATATTTTATTGCCCTTGTTTTAATGTTATACTCCCAACCAAATACGTCAAATTCTTTTTTTAACCAATCAATATTTTTAAAAGTAACATTGCCTTGTTGCGTTGCTAATACTAGCCTTTCAATTATATCCTGTTTACTTTTTGATGTGGTTACAAAAGGATTAACCATATTATTTGATTGCCTTCTAATTTGCTCAAGTAAAGCGTCACCAATACTATTTACTTCTACTAAAGTTATTGCATTGTACCTATTAATAACATTGCAAAGTTTAGTGATAATCATATCCCAGCTTTCCTGTCTAAATCTTTCGGATGTTATCATTTGCCCTTCTTGATTAAATATTGTAACAACACTATAATCGTCTGCTCTACCTAAATCAACACCTGCATAGTAGTTGCTGCTACTATTAGGGGTGTCATTTATTAAAATGTTTTTGAACACACCTGCACCACCGTCAATAAACTCTGCTAAGTATTCCTGTTCAAAAACGTGTTGTGGTAACGTTAGCCTTGCATCGTCTATCTCACTTGGAGTAATTAATGGATTATCATACGAAGTCATCTTGAATGACTTGTATTGATTATTTACGTGTTCTAAATTATATAAATTGTAAAAATGATTTTTGCCTTTAGGAGTTGAAATTAGCAATACCTTTTTCCCTTTCACTAATACTGTTGCCCTTAACACTTCGCTCCAGGCTTTTTCATCCATAAATGCAAATTCATCACATACTAGATAATCAAAGGTAAAACCTCGAATATTATCGTACCGCTCCGCACTAAAGAATTGTATTGTAGAACCGTTAACAAAAGTAATACTTAAATCGGTACTGTCTTTGCGTTCAATAACTCCGTTTGTTTTTGCAAATGCTTTTATAACTTCATCAAAAACCTTTGATGCTTGACGGTATATAGGTGAAACCCATGCACATTGACACTTATTATTTAAAGCCCATTTTAGAAGTTGATTAGTTGCTAGTAGAGATTTCCCAAACTGCCTACCAATATTTAAAACATAATACTTGTAAGGCTCATTATCTATTGAGTAATGAATTAATTTTTGATTGTGATGTGGTGAATATAGTTTAACATTAATTGCCAAAATCTGCTTTTATTTCGGTAACTGTTAGGTCTTGTTTCATTTTATCTGTAAATAAAGCTAAATGTTTTCCTAATAATTCAAGAGATTTGTTTGCTCCATTACTGTCGAATTCCCAAACATTATTACCGTTTTCATCAACCTTTTGTTTTAACTTTTTTTCGATAGGGTCAAAATCTAAAACAGCTTTCCTTTGCATGCACCTTTCAAAAACATCTTTTAACCCTTCAATTACAAAAGTTGCATCAATCATAAGATTTTTGCTTCTTTCAGCCATTAATTCTTTTATACGTGCAAGAATGTTAGCATCTGTTAGTAGTTTACTTGCTGTTATTCTTGCACTATCAGGGGCATAACCTGCACGAATAGCAGCTTGGTTACCATTAAGGTCTATTAAGTATTCTTTGCAAAATACTTCGTGTTTGTCATTTATAAAATTATCTTTAGGCTTTTTAGCCATATTTAAGGGTTTACTAATTTAACAATTTCACGTTTAAATTTTCCGTATTTTCTTTTTTTTACCATAACCCCATCAACCCATTTAAAATCGGCTTTTGTAATTATATAAATAGAAGTTACACCACCTTTACCACATTCAATATTTTCACTAAAATTAAAGTCTTTTGGTAAACACATAACTAAGGTTTTGTCAATTCAGTAATTATATGAGTTCTATTGCCGTTTGCATCTATAAAAAATATTGTGTAGTATGTATCACACAAGCAACTGTAATGGTCAATAAATGTTATTGTTCCAGTATTGCTTGTAATTTCACTATTATACACTTCTGACCCTGGTTCAACAACTGCAATCTTTTTGTATATCTTACTATCGGCTGTGTATTGAATTGTAAGCTTTCTATTGTAGTTATTGTTAACGTGCCACGAAGTAACGCTATTTACAATTTTAGCAAATGATTGTGTGCTTGTTGTTGATTCTGTTGTTTCTTTTTTGCAGCTAAACAATGTTAGGGCAAAAATGATAATTAGTAATTTTTTCATTTATTTTTTAGTTTTAACTTCCAGTTTACTTTGGTTTTCAAATACAAACTTCATCATGTGTTGGGCACAGCTAAAGCAGCCTATGTAATCAATTTTATTGTTTGGGCTTATCTTATCTGCCAACGTTTTAAACTCGGATAGTTCAGCATCGCTTGCATGATGTTCAACACCAGCTTTTAACTTTTCGTATATATGTTTTCTTTCGTTTAAAAACTTACTCATAATTCACTTTTTATTTGTTTTTTCAAATTGGTAATCATATCCTTTAAGCTAGTATGTGGTATGCCAGTTGCATTACTTAATTTTCTGTAACTACCATACTTGCACAAAGATATAAATATTTTTTTGTAAAGATTATCTTTAGGCAAATTTATAAACAAATCTATTGCTTTTTCTTCAATTAGATTAATTTCTTTTTTAAATTCGGTAATTACTATATTTTCTAAGGCAACAGTATCGGCAAAAATGCTGCTTTCTTTTCCATACTTTTTTCTTGTTGTTGATCGTGGAGAATATATTTCATTAAAAATACAGCTTGAAATGTATGCTTTAATTTTACCACGATTATATAAATCAATTATAAAGTCATCTTGTTTGTGTAGTAGTGACAAAAAAACTTCTTGCTTAATATCTTCTCTAATGCTTTCTTTTTTAACCAAAAGTAAACATTTGGCTAATTCATCGGACTTGTATATTTCAGTAAGTATTTGATTTTTTGTGTACATACTTTTTTTAAAAATAGTGCAATTATTTAAAACTGCACTATTAAAATTAAAAAACAACAGGACTCAACTATATTTCAGGGATGATTACAACTGCAAACATACCTTTTAAATTTTTAATATCAAGCATCCATTGCCTATAAGTTTTTATTCTTACTTCCTGGCAATTAAAATAAATCCTTCTTACTTCGGTGTCACCTTTTATAAGTTTCATTACTCCTTTACGTTCGGAGTATTTCAAGCCGTGAATGTTTTTGCGTTTGTCCATTTTTTTAAAAACTCCCATGTAGAAACACAGGAGGTAATCTAACGATTGCTTGCATGAAAAAAAAAGGTTTAAATTAATTCATCGTGTTTACTTTCGGTAACTATCCAGTACATTACCACTAAAAGGAAAACTACACCTAAAATAATAACTCCAGTATTATCTGTGTTATTTAAATACTTTGTTAAATCTTGTTTCATTTAATGTTTTTTAATTTTTCTATTAATTCCGATATGTGGATTCCCATATCGAGCCATAAAATTCTTTTTAAATTAAGCCATCCCAAGACTGAGACGGCGTATATCCTTAAAATCCTAAAACCATGAAAAAAAACGCTTTGATTGTATTTACCACCTTACCAAACTATTTTAAGCCTTGTTTTGGGGCTTTAAATCGTATTTAGGGGCATTTTTTAAAATCAATGTGCTAACATATTCGTTTAGCTTTGTTTTTCCTACCATTGCTGCTACTTTTGCTGCTTCGTGTGCTTCTTGCGAAATGCTAATTATTTTCTTGCTCATAATATTTTTTTACAAAAATACATATTTATTTTGAAATAACAATATTTTTTTTAAAAAAGGGCTGGAGATTGCTTTTTTAACCAGCCCTACCCTTCAACTTTCAGAACTATACTGCTTTTCAGCTATTTTAATTACTTAAAAATTTTCGTTTACAAATTCAGCTAATTCGTTAGCTGTTTTTTTAAGTGACTTTTCAGTTGCCTTTGTTGGCAAATCAACAGACTTAGCTGCTGTGTAATAACGTAACTCTTCTTGTAGTACGTTAATGTAATCTTGAATTGTTTTTTCCATTGTTTTTAATTTTATAATGCAAATATAATAGCTTTATTTATATAAAAAAATATTATTATAAATTTTAAGGTTTTTTTAAGGTTTATACATATTATAAATAACATTAATACATTCATAATGTATGCTTCCTTACTTTTCCCCCTATATACTTTTTTTATTATTTACCCACCCCCCTAAGTAAATAGAGAAAAATCGATGTAATCGACCCAACTCAATACTGTATTGGCTTTCATAAAATCAGCATCGATGCAAATCGATGTAAAAATGGCAAAAAAAAAAGGGTTAACCCCTTTTTTCTATTCTCATAACTATTAGCCTACTAAATTTATCTCGATCAGTCACCAATTCATAATCAAATTTTTCACAGCTTTCCTCAATCGCTTTTTTAAACCTTTTGCTCGAATAATCCTTTTTATCATAATCATTTTGCTTCAAAAATCCGTCGTACAAGTCTTTAAAATTTTGGAAGCTGCTAAACTTTTTGTCCTTTTCTTCATCAAACCAGTCCATAAATTCCTCACCAAAATTCAGTTTAATATGCTTCCTTTTCATTTTTTCCCCATCGCTGAAATTAAGCACACCACTATTCAGATAAAATGAAACGCAAGTAAACATTAAATTGTAAAATCTATTAAATTCATCAGCATCCCAATCATCAAAAAGTTTATGTCCGAATAAATCCATTGGTGTAAAACTGCTGCTAAAATAATTGCTAAACTCGAAAACTCTTTGTCGTCTCTTAGCATGGTTGCCCATACTTGGGATAGTGTAGTTTGTTGTAAATAATACTTTTGGACTGTCTTTGTATGGGATGAAAAGTTCATCTTTATTCTTTTTTTCAACTGTAATACCTTCGGTAATAATTGAGTAAAAACCTTCAAAATCAACGTTCTTTCGTACGTCCTCAATAGCTACAATCTTGGTGTCTAAACCGACCCTTTGAAATGCAAAATTTTTATCTAGTTTAAAATTTTTGCCATCCACCCTTTCTATATTACTCATATAGCTTAACGCCTTAACTACTATTCCTTTGCCAGTTCCACCACCTTTTTTTTCATCTTCTGTTTCTTCAGCAAAAACAACAGCATAAGGTCGTGAAGGGTCTTTATATCGGTGCAATAAGTATCCAATAATGCTAATTAAATAAGCCAATTTATCTTCATCTTCCCCGCAAATTTTAGTCATAAATTTATAAAATTCGCAAAGCTGAAAATCAAAATCCATATCAACATCTATATTAGCATCTATAACTTGGCTTTGCCAAATTACCTTACCTACATCTCCATAGCTTAATAGTTTGCTTCCGTTTTTATCAACCTTTACAACCCCATTTTTAAAAGGAAAATAGGCTGTGTTAGCATCGTCTTTTAAAAGGTCTATTCTTGACCTATCCAAAAATTCTAACAAACCTTTACCAAAATAAGTATCACCGCCACGCAATACAACCTCGAGTAAATCATTTGGTGTAATGCTATCAAATTTAGGCGGCAAATCTTGGATATAAGACTTTATAAACTTCTTCATACTTTCGCTTGTTGCTTCACTTACAAAGCCATTTTGCTGCCTTACAAAGCGAAATATATTGCTGCCTTCATCGTAGAAATATAAATGATAACCGCTTTTAAAAAGAAAATCAATAAACATAGTTCTGTTTATATGAATTTCTTTGCCGTGCTTTGTTTCAATAATCTCCCAAAAAGTTAAAATTTGTTCGCCGTTATTTTCAATAATATCATTTACAGTTGTTTCAGCTAAATTTTTTGGGATTGAATTTTCAACCATTAATTGTTCAATCACCTTTTCTTTAGAATATCCTGCACCAAGTGAACGGTTTACTTTGTTCAATATCTTTTTGTCAAAGGTCTTAGAACTTTCGCCATAACCATCTTTTATAAGCTGCTTTGCACTTTCGCTGTAGTTGCCTTTGTGTTCAAGTAAAGTATAAATAGCATAAGGAGAATAGCCTTTATTTGGCTCAAATTCGCTGCTGGTAGTAAAAACTTTAAATAATTTTAACCCATGATGGTAGTCACCACTGCTTTTACTATCTGTTTTGCCTGGTCTTTTAAAAATTGTTCTATCACCTTTTACGCTAACAACTTGCCATCCATGCCTTTCAAGTAATTCAACAGGGTTGCTTCTTTCGTTGTAATCGGTCCATGGCTCTTTGCTAAAACTACCAACATTGTTGGTTTGATGTTTTGGTTTTTCAACAATATGAATAACCTCATTAAAGCTTCTACAAGCTGCAAGTATTGCTTCCCTTTCATCTATGTTTACAAATGTAATTTCTTTGCCACTAACAAGCGTATAATCATTTGTAGGTGGTGCAATAACATAACCACCTTCGCCCCTTGTTTCAATCAAAACTATTTCCTTTTCGTGTGGGTTTGCTTTCAATTCATCTTCAGTAGGGTAACGGTTAGCAAGTTTTTTATTACCTTCGATTTGCTCGCAATAGTAATAAAAATGGTAACCACCGCTTTTAGTTTTAACAGTGTAAAGGTCTTTTAACTTTGGGCACTCCTCAATAAGTCTATCGTATAAAGTACCAGTTAAATCATATTTCAAATCTAAGTCTATTACTTCAAGCCCACCACTAATTGAGCCACAAATAACGGCTAAACCTTTTGTGTTTATGTTGTTAAATTGCTCCTCTATATCATGAGTAGTAATAAGTATTGTTTGATATTTTTTCCATGCCATGATAGCCCTTTTAGTGCTACCAGTAGCAATACAATTTATGCCTTTATTTAGGTAAAGGATTGCAGCATCTTTTAGGTTTTGCATTGGTTATTTCATTTTAATTTTAAATATTGCTACTGTTTTAAGCCCTTTGGTCGTAGCTGTTCCAGCAATACACATTGGTAAAAAAATAATATCCTGGCAAACTCCTTGCTCCGTTCTACCTCTAAAATTATTTTTTTTACTAAAAACTTCAATAAAATGTGTTGGGTTGTTCATAATTTTTAATTTTTAAGTTATTCAATATAATCAATTACCAGCACTTCAAATCCTTTTTTTCTAAGTTCTTCGTGTCGGTATTCTTGCAAAGGGTCGGCAGTTTCTCCAGTTGCTTTGCATTCAATAAATAATGTTTTGCCGTCTTTGTGGCATTGAAGGTCTGGCCATCCATTTTTTGTTGATTGCAGTATTTTTACAACCAAATAGCCTAGCTTTTCAAAATGTGTAATACATCTATCTTGCACTATACTTTCGCTCAACTTCGTCACATTCTTTTTTTGCATCGTTAAAATGTTTTTGTTTTACCCAAATTTTTACCGGTACTTTAATTTCATTTTGTGGCTTTGGTTTTGGACCACGTTTAATCCTTTCTAATCCGTTTGCATTTTGTGCCATAGATAATTATTGTTTATGTAGTTATAAAAAAATGTTTCCTTTTTTTCTGTAAGTTCAATCTCTTTATCATTAAAAAAAACACTTGATATTGTTATGCTATCTTTAAAAAAGAACGTCCAATTGCTACCTATATTAGAGGTGTGGTTTATAAAATATGTTATGTTTTTTTTCATAGTGCAAATATAAGGTAAAAAATTAAATTAAAAAACTTTTTTTTATTTAATTAAATTACCCTTATCTTTGCAAAGTAGAATAAAACAATCTACATTTTAATTATGGCACTTACAAAAAACACTGGTAGCAATACAATCTACCTATCTGTAGCCGATGGCTACCTTGTGCGAAGCTACAAAGAAGCAAACGCAAACACAACACAACGTGTAACAAAAACAGGAAAATTGGTACATGAGGAAAAGTTTAAGGACTTAACAGCAATTTTATTAGGTACTGAAACAAAAGAAAATGATTTTGGCAAACAATGGTGTTTAAAATTCAAAGACGGCGAAGATTATTACATAATCAATATGCCATATTCAAGCCGTTACGCTGCAAGTTTTTTAAAGGCTTTGCCAAATATTGACTTGACAAAAAATGTCAAATTTATGCCATGGTCAATGAATGACAAAAACGATGCAACTAAAAAAGTTACTGGAGTTACAATGTATCAAGATGACGGCAATGGAATGGTAAAAATTGCACCAGCATTTACTAAAGATAATCCAAATGGATTGCCACAAATGAAACAAGTAAAGGTAAAAGGAGTGCTTACTTGGGACGATAGTGATATGAATGAGTTTTTGGAAGCAAAAGCAAAAGAATGTTTTGCTAAAATAGCATTCCCCCCAACAAGTGACGAAGGCGAAGAAGCCCCATTTTAATAACAACAAAACTAGCTATTGTGTTTCACGATAGCTAGTTTACCCTTAAAATTAAAAACAATGCTAACAAAAATAAAAAATAATCAACTAACATTCACCGATGGGCGGTATTATGTTGATGAAACAACAGGCGAATATTACCCAAGTGCTACAACTATTTTAGAAGCCTATCCAAAGCCTTATGCATTGCTTCAATGGATGAAAGAGGCAGGTAGTAAGGCAGATGAGATAAGGGATGCAGCAGGTCGCAGGGGTTCAGCTGTTCACCAATTAACAGAGGATTATGATAATGGTTTAGAATGTAATTTATTAGGTGAAAATGGGCAGCCAAATTACAGCA